AATTATCTATCTTGTTCCTAAAGGTGATGCAAAAGATAAGAATATCCATGATGAATATATTTGGGTAAATGGAAAATTTGAGCTGATCGGAAATACATCCGTTGATTTGTCAAAATACAGCACAACCGAGCAAAACGACATCAAGTACGTAGCGAAAGTGCCAGGAAAACAGCTCAGCTCTAACGATTATACCACGGAAGAGAAAAATAAGCTAAGCGGTATCCAAGAAGGAGCAGAGGTTAATGTAAATCCTGACTGGGATGCTACATTTGGAAAATCAATGATCATCAACAAACCCACTATCCCTGTAGTTGATGTAAACAAGAAATATGTAGATGACAGCCTATTAAAGAAAGCTGACCTTATCAGCGGCAAGGTTCCATTATCCCAGTTGCCAGAGATTCCATCTCAGATAACCATTGACAGTGAGCTAAGCTCGACTAGCTTAAATCCTGTACAAAATAAGGTTATAAATGCAGCCTTAGAGCACAAGGTTGACAAGGTAGCGGGAAAAGGGTTAAGTACTGAGGATTATACCACGGCTGAGAAAAACAAACTTAGAGATATAGCTCCTAACGCAGAAGCCAACGTCAACCCCGACTGAAATGCAACATCTGGTAAGTCACAAATCCTTAACAAGCCAACCATTCCAACAGTAGATGTAACAAAGGCTTATGTTGATAATGCGTTAACCACAAAAGCGGATCTTGTGAACGGAAAGGTCCCGTTATCCCAATTACCCGAGATCCCGTCTTCGATAACCATTGATAGCTCATTAAGCTCGACAAGTACGAATCCCGTACAAAACAAGGTTATAAATACAGCGTTGGGGAACAAGGTCGATAAGGTACCCGGAAAAGGATTAAGCGCTAATGATTATACTACAACCGAAAAAAATAAACTATCAAGAATTGAATAGATCGTAGACGAACCACCCCTAATAGAATATGAAGAGGATAGGATTAAATTTTCTACGCATCGAATATCCCCTAGTACTGGAGGGAGCACTAGCGGTTCATCTTATATTAATGGAGCAAGCTACTCTAAACCTGGACTAATGACAGTCTCGGATAAAAATAAGTTAGATAGTATAGCTACAGGTGCAAACAAATACATTCACCCTACGACATCAGGTAATAAACATATCCCAGCAGGAGGAACGTCAGGCAATATACTTCGTTGGGGTTCCGATGGTACAGCCGTATGGGGAAAAGAGGTGATGTCAGAGAGCGATAAGAAAAAACTAGAGCAAGTAAAAATTATAGTTTCTTTCAGTCATACGTTCGAGAATCTTACGGAAACATCTACCGCAGATGATATTAAAGCAGAGTTTAAAAAAGTAAATTTTTCAGACATTGACGTATCGAGTGATGAGGGGTTAATGTATGTTCTTATCGCACATGGATTAGCTTATGGTGACGATCAATCCATAAATACCAATGATCAAATTTTTATCGGTAATAAATCATGTCTCGTAAACGGTAGTTATATAGAAGAGGGCACGAAAACGACAGCTACCTTAGAACTATCTTATATCCACAACCCAGGAAAACTTCGCACCACAATAATGACGGGTACAATAGATGAAACGAATACATATGCCTTTTCTTGCAAGGTTACGGAAAGCGGGGACGATGAGTATTATCTACCTTACGATCTTGCCACGATCACAAGCACAGAATCAAAGGAGAATATCTTGAGCAAACTTGGAGGGAGTGAAGGTGTGAAAAAGATTTCCGACGCAATAAATAAAGGAAAAAAATCTTCATCGAAAGTTATGGTGTGGTTGGCAAAATCCCTGTGTCCTCTCTTAACTTTATTATTCAATCTTGGATATCATACGCTGTTCCCACAACAACAAATGAAGGTACAAACTTGATATATGTAAAAGTCTCTTCTAATCCGGAAGTGAAGATCGTTCATACCTACGGTTATAAGCTTCCCGTAGAATTTTTTGCGTTACAAAGTTCCTCCACCAGCGATGTAAATCCCGCAAAACGAAATGCGATGGCTGTGAAAAACGAAATGCGATTTTCTTTGCAAAAACGAAATGTACTCCAAAAATCCCGGTTACAATCTTTTCGGTTAAGCTATCCGGTCGAAATACAAGTGTCGTTCAAACGCCTTTTGAAAACTATTTGAACGACACTTTTTATTGAATCTTCCACAAAAAAATATCACTTGAACCTCATTGCTAAATTAGCAAAAATCACTATCTTTACATAGTGATTAAAATGGGCTATTACAGCCTTTTATCGTATGTCGAATAGGCTTCCACTTGCGGGATGCGACGTATAATACCTTTCCCGATGTTGTCCAAACAACGTCCTAACGTCCGGATCATGGCCGGAATGATTTCTCGCTCATAAAAGACGCGAGGCCGCACACCATAGTCTATTTTTACTATCTCCTGCTCGCAAATATCGCCGGTATCATAGCCGGAGTCTGCCCAAAACCATGTGGCGGCGGTTATCGGTTCCCCTCGTTTATACGCCCATTTGATAGATGATGCCCCGCGCCCGTAAGGTAGTGGGGAGGGATGGAATATCAACGTACCCCAGTTCGCCTCTTTCAGTTCTTCATCGGAAACTTTCACCGTAAGGAGTGGCGCAATGGCAAGGTCACACCGATACCCATCACACCAAAGCGTATGCCCTTTTGCTTTAACGAACATTTCGGCTGCTTTGAATGCCACCGACTCGCAATTTCCCAATATTTTAATTACCATTCCCTATATATTTGAACGCCTGAACCGCCCTGAAATGACCGCCATAACCGGTTGCCGCACGATCAGACTTATTTAACCTTTGGGCTGAACGTGCCATCGAAGCCGCACTGCGCCCTTTATTATCTCCATATAAATGTGCTCCGGTTTGTATCCACTTTTTAGAGTGGCGTAACGCCCCACATAGTTGCGGGTGTGAGGTGTGAAAGAACACCGGATAAGGTTTGCCACATCTACCATGTCCTTGAAGATGATATTCACAAACTGCCGCCAAAAATTTGGTACCGACGCCTATTCCCTGCCATTCGGGAAGTACTACCAACCGGGTGGATCGGTAAGCCTTTGCCGTAAAGAGTGGTGTTACTGCCAAATGACAGACGGGTTCACCACCAACAAAGCCTACGAAATACTCGGCCGCCACCGGCATGGGAAGATCTAAATAATAATGCTGCTTAAACAATCTTGGGAATACAGTTCCCCTGACTTTATAAATTTGAAGTTCGAGTTTTGGACGTTGCCGAAGGCAGTCACGGTCGTAAAACCGTGCCTCCGCAGTATCATACACCCAGTCAGGTTGTAACCATTCGATTATATCATAGTGGCAGGAAAGAAGCACGATCTGCCCGCTGCCACGTCTCCACGTCTTCGAAAATGCCGCGGCTCCGACTTTGGCTATCTGCCGGTCAATGACTGATGTAAACTCGTCCACCACGGCGTGCCGCGGCCGTTCACACGCCAAACGTGCAAGACCTGCCCGGAATTTTTCACCGTTGCTCAGCACATGAAATGGCCGCAGCCATGCCGGAACATCACCAAGGCCAACTGCCGAAAGCATACCCGTCACTGTGTTGAAGTCTCCGTCAGGAGCAATACAGTCCACAATCGGTTTATCCTTATCCCAGCCGGAATAGAGGTCATAAATAGGTTCTTTGAATATTTTGTTTCCAATACTGGTTTTTCCACTACCGGATGGTCCGACGATCAATCCGATTTGCCATTCCCGGTCCTCGATTGGTAGCTCTACTGTCTTTTCCCAATCACAGCCTTTTTCTGCGTTGAAAAGGCTTTTTACCCGTGCGGCCCGATAGCTATTGAAGTCGCTACAATGGTGTTGTACCTCTATTTTCATACGTTCACCACTTTAAGAGTTAGACCTTCTTTTAAGAGACGTTCGTAAATCTCCTTTTGTTCTTTTTCATCTGTGCAAATGACGATTACGCCATATTGCGGCTTGTAAGTGTACTTGCTCATACGTTGTTTTGTTTTATGGGTTTGGAACAAAGGTAGAGCCAAACTATTGGACGAACTAATTTAAGCCTAATGTTATACTGCACCGCTTGTGCAGTCACTTTGGAAACGTTTCAAAAGACCATACACTTTCCGTTCGCTTACAGCATACCTTTCAGAAAGTATGGCTACAATATAAGACACTTTTTCACCATTCTTGTACAGGTTCATATAATCGGAATACAAGTCAATATACTGGGTATCTTCAAGGCGTATTCCCGCCTCATGTAACTTTTTCAACAACTCACGATTGAAGTTTAATATCTCTATCACTTTCATACAAACAAAAATTTAGTACCTTTGCATCATCTCACTTACAAAACAACAAAAAAGCCTGAACGCAGCAGAGGGTATTGCCCCCGGCTGTGCGTTCAGGCGTACTTGTTGTTAAAAGTAGGTGAGATGATTTTTAACAGGCCGGGGGCTTTTTCTATCCCTTCCCCCGCAGGGATTCATCCATTACCCGGCTTCATACAAAGCCAAGTCCAATGCGTCCTTTTTCTTCCATCCTTCAGACAACGCGCCTTGTATGTGCTTCATCGCTTTCACGTAGAAATCCTGAAGGTCTGAAACCGTTTCAAACGTCCTGTAATACGGCTCATCATCCGCACCCAGCTTGAACGTCACTGGCAGGTTCTGCCCTCCCGTTTGGACGGCAAGATCGTATGCAGCTTTGTAGTTGAACTGGTTCTCGCTTGACAGCCATACCGGAATACCCTCGTATATGAATCCGGAAAGGATGGCCTTGTCAGTCTCCCGGTTATACCAAGCCGTAACCGTTGACCGTATCTCCTCGTCGGTCGGCTTATGGTTAAACTCCTCTTCCATGTAAGAAGCGGAATCGTCTTCCTTCTTTTGCACGTCCCAGCGGATGCGCCACTTTCCTTTCACCGGGTTCGTGCATTCCAGCAGCGATACACCGGCACTTCCTTCTACTCGTTTCATGTAAACACGTATTTGGTTCGACCTTTTCCAAACGTTTCCGTCTTAATGGTTGTCTCAAACGGAAAACCGTCCGGCATTTCCCTCACTTGTGCAAGGATGTTTTTCATTTCTTCCGAATTAGTGAAAAACTTCTTGGGCTCACCATTCTGCTCGATACTCACGATACAGCGGTCCTCGCCCTGTTCTGTCTTGATTCCCGTTTCAAAGTCTTTCACTATGATGGGAAGGTTCACCAGTTCCCGGATGCTTACCACAGTGCCGGGAAAACGTTTCTTGCCGTCCTCCGGCTTATAGGAAACGTTCAAATCTTTAAATGATCTCATTTCTTTGCCTGTTAATTTTTTAAACAACATATTACAATCCGCGTGCTTGGCCATACCATAAAAACTGGCCACCAATTCACGCCGTCTCCTTCTCGATTTAACCTCGTGCATCTTCCGGGCAAAGTTCTTTTTGATGCGCTTCCTTAAAAGCACACGATCGGGATAGATAACGTATCCCAAGAAATCGATACCCTCCGTCACCGAAAATATACGTTCGTTCCCCTTTACTTGAAGACCGATAGATTCTATACACCCGTGGACGACATCACGAATCTTCCACAATTTCGCTTTCGTTTTACCGAGCACGACACCGTCATCACAATAGCGGTAGTAATAACGGATACCGTACTTATCTTTCAAAAAATGATCTAAATAAACAGACAACAACAAATTGCCCAGTCCCTGTGAACTCCTCAGGCCGATACTGATACCCTCAGGCATCAGCCGGACAAAGTTATCCAACATAACGATGAGCTTTTGGTCCTTGAATATCCGGTTCACGCAATACATCACAAAATCTTGTTTCACGCTTTCGTAAAACTTCCGGATGTCGAACTTATAACAGAACTGCGTGCCCTCCGGATCATCTTTCATATCACGGCGAATATACGCCATCAGGTCATGCGGACCACGTTTTTTGACACTGGCCGAAGTTGTTCGGATAAACCGTTTCCTCAAGTGCTTGTCTACAATGGTCATGATAGCGTGTACGGCGATGCGGTCTTTCATGCTTAGTACCTGAATACGCCGTAACTTACCACCTTCCACTATATCCCGTTCATGATAATCTTTCACCCGGAAACTTCCGGATGCGATCGATGCGGTCAGTTCATCCAATACCTCTTCCTTATGCGCAAGCAGGTAACGCCCCTGACGGCTACGCTTTCTTTTCGTGCCGCGAAGGACTTGATTAAAGGAATCCTCCATATTGGACGGTTCTATAATCTCTTCTACTATGTAACCTTCTCTACGCATTTTATATCAAATTACGGCCACACGGCCTTCAATCTCCCGGGCCTGACTTCTTCGAGCCTTACGGCCTACCAAACTCTACCCGACGCTTGTTTTTTCAGTTTTCCAGCCCTTCCGGGCTGCTGTTACTGGGGCTTGTTTCCCTCGGCTCCACGGTGGGGACAAGTCCCCGGTGTTGTACGCCGATTTTAATTTCCTTCGATTGTTGTTCAGACGGGAACCGATATTCGAATTCGAGTTCGAGGCATCGTTATTCGCATTCGCGTACGACACACCACCATTCGCATTCGCGTTATTGTACCCACGAAAAACCACACGGCTTAAAGGAAACGCCACCCTTTGGAATACAAAGGTATTATTTTTCATGCGGAAACACTGTTGATATTATATTTTCGACGGGCTTACGCCCGTTTTTCGTTCACTTCGAATCACACAAACGAAAACGCTTTACGCTTTGTCGCTTCGCTCCCGTTTTCGATCACGCTTTTTCGACTATCGCCTTGTACGCTTCCACGCTCTCCGCTTTAACGATCCGGCCGCGGAAGGCCAGACGGGAACCGATATTCGAATTCGAGTTCGAGGCATCGTAATCCGTACTCGC